GCAGACGCGGCAAATCTTGTTCGAATCGCCGCAGAGGCCGACGCCCAAATCAAGGGACTCCAAGCTGTAATCCGCTCGGAACGAGAGCATGAGCCGAACGCGAAGGAATGAGCCGTCGTCTGGATGCTGGATGCGGCGACCGCGTCACAAGCGTGCATTGCGCGAGTTGGAATCCAGTCGCGATGCGCTGGAGGGCGAAGATTTGCCGATCCATGCAACCCGCCAGGCGATACCGCCGACTGATTGGGATGATCTGCTGGTGAGTGATATACGCGGCCAGCAATGGTCGAGGCAATGATGTATCGGACCGCACGGGGTCGTGCATTCGATTTCAGCGGATGGCATGAGGGCGATTCGCCGCTAGACCATTTCAATGCTGGCCGATGGTTGGAGTGCGCCCATGGCGCGTGTTTCATGCTGGGCCGCATCGGCCATGAGTGCATTCGGGCTGCATCGGTTGAGGACGATGGTCTGTTGCACGAGCTGATCCATTTGGCGCTCGGCATCGATATCTGCATGCATCATGCCATTGATGACTTGCGCCGCGAGTTGATTCTGATGATGAATGAGTTTGAAGAAATGATGGGGCGTGCCCGAGCGGTCGAAGGGGATCGGCTCTAACCCGATTAGCATTCTGTGCATCGCGTCAAGCCTTGCGCAAGCCTCCGCAGGTTCGAATCCTGCCGCCCCCGCCATACGAAAAGAGACAAAGCAAGGCGCTAGAAGAGCGAACAGTGACCATCGAATCCGTCTGGCGCCATACGCGCGAATAGGTGCCGTAGCCATGTTTACCCTGATCCGAAAATGCGTAGCGTGGCTACGCCAATCCACACATTCTCAAACCGAGGAAACCTCCATGGCTGATGTAACCGTTCCCGCTCCCATTGCCCCCGCCGCCGAATCCGTCCTTGCCAAGCTGAAGGACATCCTCAAGACCGTCGGCCATGATGTCGAGGCCGTATGGGATGAGGCTGTGGCGCTGGCGAAGAAGGTGGCGTAAGACCATTCAAGACAGGTCGGCCCGGGGCTGACGAAATGGCGGCGGGGCCGTCGAAGGAGTCGGCCATGGCCGAAAAAGCAAAGAAGGCCGGCAGGCCGAGCAAGTACACCGCGGAGTGCGACAAGTAGGCAGCGAAGCTCTGTCGTCTAGGCGCGACTGATCGTGACATTGCCGATTTCTTCGAGGTCACTGAGACCACGCTTAACAATTGGAAGCTTCGCCATCCCTCATTCCTTGAGTCCCTAAAGCGATCCAAAGATGAACTGGACGCCCAGGTAGAGTAGTCGCTATACCGTCGCGCCATGGGCTATTCGCATCCCGCCGTGAAGTTCATGTAGGTTGGGGGCGAAATCAGGGCGCTCGATTACACAGAGCGATATCCGCCCGATGCCACGTCCATGATCTTCTGGCTCAAGAACCGCCAGCCGGACAAGTGGCGTGATAAACGCGATGGCGGAGAGGGCGATGGGGATGAACCCGTGCCCGTAAAGGTCGAGGTATCCGTGGTGGACGCACGAAAGCATGCCGGCGAAGGCGTATAATCAGCGCCATGCCTAGAGCCATTAATTTAACCGGCCAGAGGTTTGGGCGACTGGTAGTAAATCGCTTCACCGGCAAGACTTCGCGAGACGGTCGCATTTGGCTGTGCCAATGCGATTGTGGCGGGACGGTTGAGGCCACGCCACATTCTCTTAGGTCGGGACATACCGCTTCATGTGGATGCCTGCATAGAGAGCGAACTGCGCATATAAATTTCCAGAACCTTGCCGGCGCGACATTCGGTAGGCTCACGGTGTTGCGTCGTGTCGGGGTGAATCGCCAGGGCCTGGCGACGTGGGCGTGCAGATGCGAATGCGGCAATGATTGCGATGCGGTGGGGTCGTATCTCCTGAAAGGCGACACGCGATCATGCGGCTGTCTTAGATCTGATCTGGTCGCGGCCACCAATAGGGCAAGGCGGCTACCGAAGCACGAAAGGGTCCGTCGAGAAAAAGAGCGCGGCAAGCGGAAGTATGAGCGAAAAGCATCTGACCCTACGTGGGCACTTGCCGAGCGGGTGAGGGCGAGCCTAAGACGGTCGCTGCGCAAGGTCAATGCAGGCAAAGATCGCAGAACGTTCGACCTGCTTGGCTACACGCCGTGCGATCTAGCGCGGCACATGGAGCGGCAATTCGTTAGGGGTATGGGGTGGGATAATTTCGGCAAGTGGCATATTGATCACATTGTTCCGATAAGCACCGCTGACACCAAGGATGATGTAGTGAGGCTAAACCAATTGTCGAACCTGCGCCCATTGTGGCGGGAGGCGAACCTCGCCAAGTTGGATAAGCGAGAGTTCCTGATCTAATGCCAACATTGACGCCCCCGCAGCACGCGTTTTTGTAGCTGCCGCATAAATTCAAGGCGTATGTGGCAGGCTTCGGAGCGGGAAAGACCTGGGCGATCTGTGCCGGAGCCTGTCAGCACTACTGGGAGCACCCGAAGGCCAATCGCGGCTACTTCGCGCCGACGCATCCCTAGATCCGTGACATCTACTTCCCCACGATTGAGGAAGTGGCTCACGACTGGGGCTTGAGGGTCAAGATTGCCGAGGTCAACAAGGAGGTTCATTTCTACTCGGGTCGCCAATATCGAGGCACGACGATTTGCCGAAGCATGGAGAAGCCGGCGAGTATCGTTGGCTTCAAGATCGCCCGGGCTGATGTGGACGAGATCGACACGCTGCCGATGCAGAAGGCTGAGCACGCGTGGCGAAAGATCATCGCCCGCTTGCGACTCAACTTCGACGGCCAGAACGGCGCCGATATCGCCACGACGCCTGAGGGATTCAAGTTCACGTACGGCCAGTTCGTCAAGGCTGTTCGCGACAAGCCTGATCTTGCCGCCATGTACGGCATGGTGCAGGCAAGCACCTATGACAATGAGGCCAATCTTCCCGAGGACTACATCCCCAGCCTGCTGGCGAGCTACCCGCCGCAACTGATCGATGCCTACTTGCGCGGCCAGTTCGTCAACCTGACAAGCGGAACGGTTTATCATGCCTACGATCGTGCGAAGAATGCATGCGATGACGTCGTTCGACCCGATGAGGCGCTGCACATCGGCATGGACTTCAACGTGGGCAAGATGTCCGCGATTGTGCATGTGACCCGAGACGGGCAGCCGCGAGCCGTGGACGAGCTGGTGGATGGCTACGATACGCCCGACATGATTCGACGCATCCGTGAGCGCTACTGGTCATACGAGAATGGCGATTGGCGTAAGACGCATGCGATTCGCATCTACCCTGACGCCAGTGGCGATAGTCGCAAGAGCGTCAATGCTAGCGAGACCGACATTGCACTCTTGCGGCAGGCTGGGTTTACGGTTGTGGCGCCTTCCGCGAATCCGCCGGTCAAGGATCGCATCAACTCGATGAACGCTATGTTCTGCAACGCGGTGGGTGAGCGGCGATATCTGGTCAACGCCGACAAGTGCCCCACCTATGCCGATCATCTTGAGCAACAGGTGTGGGCTTCGAACGGCGAGCCGGATAAGTCGGCAGGAAACGATCACACCAATGATGCTGCGGGCTATTACATTCACCGCATGTTCCCGCTGATCCGCCCAGCCATGACGCTGAACATGGGCATTGCCCACTAACAGGACTACCGATGCCCGCAGACATCACCTACATCCGCGACGAAGTGCAGTGCATGCTGCCGCTATGGCGCCAGGTCAACGATGCGGCGGCGGGCGAGCATGCCGTGCGCGAGGCTGGCGAACTGTACCTGCCGCGTCCGAACGCCGAGGACCGTTCGCCGGAGAACATGGCGCGATATCACGCCTACCTGCAGCGCGCCGTCTACTACAACGCCACGGGCCGCACGCTGTCAGGGCTGACAGGCATTGCATTCCGCCGCTGGCCGGAAATCACGCTGCCGGCCGGGCTGGACTACCTCAAGGACGACGCTGACGGCTCGGGAGCGACGCTGATCCAGTAGGCGCAGGCATCGGTATCGGGTGGCCTGCTGACGGGTCGTGGCGCGCTTCTGGTGGACTACCCGCCCATGGCTTCGCAGGCGTCCCGGCGCGACATGCAAAGCGGCGGTGCGCAGGCCACGATTACGCATTACGACGCCGAATCCATCATCAACTGGCGGACGACGCGTATCGGTGGGAAGCATGTGCTATCCCTTGTCGTGCTCGCGGAGTCGCACGAGGAGCCGGACGGCTACGGCCTGACGCGCGAGACGCAGTATCGCGAGCTTGCCTTGCAGGATGGCGTCTACACAGTGCGCATCCACCGCGAGACCACATCGGGGTGGACGGTTGTCAAGGAATACTCGCCGCGCAATGCGTCCGGTGCCGCATGGACCGAGATTCCATTCGTCTTCATCGGCGCGGTGAACAATGATCCCGCCATCGGACCCATTCCGATGTACGATCTTGCCGTGCTGAACCTCGCGCACTGGCGCAACAGCGCGGACTACGAGGAATCGGCCTATCTCGTCGGCCAGCCGCAGCCGTGGATGTCCGGTCTGGACGAAACGTGGCGCGACCACATGGAGAAGAACGGCATCTATCTCGGCTCGCGTGCGCCGTGGTTGCTGCCGACATCGGGCGAGGCGGGATTGCTTCAGGCTGCACCGAACACGCTTGCGCGGCAAGCCATGTTGGACAAAGAGGCGCAAATGGCG